TTCCGATTGTAAACATATCTTATAAAGTTGTTAATTCTATTGCTTCTGCTTCTGTTAATACTCTATCGTAAACTCTTGTGTCGTGCACTTTGCCATTGAAAAAATCAGCACTACCATTATCTCGTGCAAAATTTAATCTATCTAAATTTGTTGGTACAACAAAACTTGTATCTGTATGAGCTAAAGTTCCATTAATATAAATTTTACATTCATTTTCTTTAAAAGTCATTAATAATTTACTTCTTGAATTGCGACCTAATGTTTGATAATTATCAATTTGAACAACTCCGTTTGAAGTTATTATAAATCTAACTTGTGTGTTATTAATTTCAAAGAAAAAACTAACCTTATTGTCTAAACTTCCATCACTTAAACTTATTCTATGTAGTGTTGGGCTTTCATAAGGCGTTACATCAATGAATAATGAACCCTCTGTATCATTAAATAAATCAGAATTACCAGCACCATAGCAAACATCTGCATTTCTTGTTTCTTGACTTCCTGAAGTTGGTATGTAGCTTGTAGGATAATTACCTTGTTCTAATTGAATTCCAAACAAACCAAAAGATATTAATTCAGTTAAACTTGAAGTTCCAGAATAAAACTGAATACCTATTGAAGGTCCATTTGAAATAAATTCATTTAATACCTCAACGCTTTCGTGATTTTCAGTTATTCTTTCCCATTTATCATTTGAAACTAAAGACATATTAATTTTCCATGACCCATAAGCATCTCCACTTTGTCCATTAGCTATATATACGAATTGAGTTAAATTATTTATATTTTTTAAATAAAAACTTAAAGAATATTTAACTCCATCAGATGAGGGTATCCCTACTTTGTAAAAATCATTAGTACTCCTTCTTCCATATTCAAGAATAAAAGCATCATTATTTCCGTATGGAGATACAATATTTTCATCTACATTACATAAACCTCTTTTAGTCCAGTAAGCATTGCTAAAATCCTCTGAATAAGTAATTACATTAGTCCTTTGTGGTTCTAATAATAAAGCAGGACAACTGCCATCTGAATAGTCTAAACGTGGCACATCACTTGCTACGGTTTCAATAAAACCATCTTTGTTTACTCTTGTAGCACTGCCAGTTCTTGAAAATGTAAAATCTCCATCTCCGTTGTTTGGTAATACGCTATATACTGTTCCGCTTCTATATGCGCTTGGTATCATTGCTAATATTGGCTTACTCATATCCTATTTCATTTATTTTTTTGCTTAAACATAATTTTGCTTCAAATGTTGCTTGGTCTATACCCTTTGCTTGTATATCTACACCAAACCTATCTTGCATATTAAATTGTGATGCAAAAATATTAGGTTTATCATTTATAGTTTGGCAGTTTTCTAAAGCACTACCAAACCAAGTTGTATCATATATTTTTCCGTAACTCATTCGCTTTATTTTTATTGTTATTTTTAGCGTCTATATAAGCCTTTAACTTAACTAAATTTATTTCTTTTTTCTTGTACTTTATCATAATTATATAATCCAACCACCAAAATATGACTTTTTATCAGGATATACATCACCATTTGAATTTGTGTTATACTCTGGATATGTAGCAGAATTAAAACACATAAAATCTATAAACCTATCAGTATAATATTGTGCAGTAGTTCTTTGTTTTTCTACTAAAAAATCTACTTCGTTTTTATCTACCGATTGAGATGTTTCAGATGTGTGCTTGTAAACGCCACCGTTAGAGACAGTATAAGCTGCAAATGGTAAGTATTGTACTAATGCCCAATGTATAAGCATAGGCTTAACGTGAGTGTCTAATAATAGCTTGTAATCAGCATTAACCACATCGTTAATAGTATCAGTTGTAATTAACGTTTGTAGTTTTTCGTATAAATCAGTACCTAAATAGTTTTGTATATGTATGTCTTGTGCTATTTCAATATACTGCATAAACTTATCATTGTCTACGTTACCGTTTAAAATAGAATAACGCTTTATATCTTTCGGAGTTATAAATATTGCTTTGCTCATTATTTACGTGGTTTTAAAAATCCCTCATTTTTCATATCTTTAGGCTTCATAGCTACTTCTTTAGGGTTTCTAACTCTATAACCCTCTTTTTCAGCTTTATTTGTGCTTATTGTGTTTGCTCTTGGACTTTTAACATCTACATCGCTATTTTTAGCAGATTTATACGTTTTTCTTAGCCACTTATGATGACAACTACCTCCACCTTTATAAAGCCATATCGAATAAGTATCAGCGCCATTTGCACCCCAACCAGCATTAACTACTTTGTTTTCCATTGCTATAATATCTTCTTTACGATATAACTTGTTAGCACTTACCATTTTCTTGCAAAATTCTCTACTATTTGCACTTACTGCTTGTGGCGAATATTGGTATCTTACTTTGTATTTAACGCCATCAATAGTTTTGTCTTGTTCACTTTTAGAATTAGGTCTTGCAGTTCCAGTACTTACAAATTTCCATATTTTAGAAAGTAAATTTTTGTCTTTATAGCTTTCATTAAGTATGTTTATTTGCTCATCTAATTCTTCTTCTAAATCATAATCTACATCACGTTCATCAATTAATATCCATTCATCGTCATTCTCATCTTCTCCTACTTCAATTAACGCATTTGCTATTTCATTATCATATTTATGGGATTGTGCTGAACATTGAACAGACATTTTAACACCAGTTTCTTCTTCTTTAGTTTCGCTGTCTAATCCGTTAGTATCAATAAACTCTAAAGGTTGTATGGTTTTAAAATATAAGTTTAAACTAATATCATTAACAGCAAATATTTCATTTAAAGCATTAATAATTTCATTTTGATATGGTTTAATAACAATATTGTCAAAGAATAAAGATGAATTTTTAATTTCGTCTGCATTACTACCTAAACCACCACCAGTTTCTCTAACACCTACTAATAACGGACTTGTAACATTATGTCCCATTATTAATTTATTTCTACATTCATCAGATAAGTATTGATAATGTTCTGGCGCATTATCTAAAGGTAAGTTTTCAACGGTTGTAGCACTTTCTTTGTTATCATTAAAAGCAACTATTACTTTTTCGCCACGTGTACCAGTTAATTTACGTACAACTTGGTCTTTTATTTGTCTTTGTTTTTCCTCATCGTCTGGTATTCCATTATTGAAATTAACGACTTTAGAACCACTAAAACCATTTTGTGTATCGTTTATAAGATAATTCGCTATTTCTTCTTCTAATAAAGCATAAGGTACTGCACCAACGTAATCTACTGGTGTGTAATAATAGTAACCACTAACATAAGGTCTTAATATAAATACTTCATTTCCTTTTTTATTACCAAAACCAAAAGATTTAATAGCTTTTAAAGTATCTCCTTTTTTATATTCACTCCAATTAGGGTGGTAGTACCATTGCTCTATATCTCCATCACTATTACATTTAGACGCTCTTAATGTTTCCATTGGGAAGTGAGTAATACTTTTAACTTTACCTTTATCGTATGTTATCTGCATTGCAGCCATACCCAAAAGTTTTCTATCAAAAGCTATACGGTATAAATCTTTGTCTTTTATTAAAGACTTCATTTCGGCATATTGGTTAGGCTTTCTGTTGCTGTCTGACGCATCTAATCCTTTACCAAAAATCATATTTGCAACACCTTTAATAATAGCGTTGTTAGTAGTAGATTTTGTATATCGCTCTATTAAATAGTTAAAGTGATTATTGTCATCTCCATAAGATACAAAGTCAGAGTTTTTTTCCTCAATTACTTTAGGTGTTTCGTATCTCGATAATTCAACTATATGTACGTTGTTTAAATTACTCATAAATTATGTATTCGTTGTCAGTTGCGTTTTCTGTATATTGATTAGTATTTAAACTATAAATTTCGTTATTATTAACGCTTTCATTTGTTGCGTATGCCTTATCTTTATAAATAACATTGTTATCCACGTCTTCAATTGTAATTACATAGCTTGTAGCGTCTTTAAAATAACTATTGTTAGTAATTGTAAGGTAATCGTAATAAGATGCGTTAGAAACGCTTAAAACACTTCTTGTGATAGTTTTACGTGTACTTTCATTATAAACTAAAACATTAACTGGTGTTGTACCTAATCTGTTAAAGTAATTTATAGTAATAGTGCTATTATCTGGATTTACAATTATCATAAATATTATTTATTAATAATACGTATTTAATAGATTTTTGTTAAACATAAAAAAAGCTACCCATAAAGAGTAGCTTTTTAAAAAACAATTAGAAAAATGAATTAAACACCCTCAACAATACTTGTATTAATAGCGTCTCCGATAATTGTTGGGTCTACAAAGTGAGCTGGTTCTTTTTCAGCACCTACAATACTTAAATTGTAACCGTTAAAATCTCCCATTGCACTACCAGACGATGTAGCAACAGAAACATCACAACCGTTTTCAAATCCTAAAATTCTGAAATTACCATTGTAATCTTCTGCTATTACGATAGGTCTACCGTAAGACATTAATTTTAATTCTTTTCTTGTTGCAGCATCTTGTTTTTTAAGCGCAGCAGTAAGTGTTTGTGTCCAAAAAGATGTACCATTGTCAGCAGAAACTTCGTTAGCTTCTTCTACGTTATGGTTAGCACCTCTTAATTCATATTTGTAAAGTGTAACTAATGAGGCGAAAGCAGATACTTCTTCATCAACACCAATAGTTGCACCAGTCTTAATAGAAGCATCGTAATTAGCAAAATAGATAGCTTTTATACCACCTACTGCGTCTTTACAAGGTTCTAAACGACCAAGAGTTAAATCACAAGCCATATTTTTATATTTTTATAAGTTATTAAAAAAGGGTAGGCAGATTTAAACCACCTACCCTATTATTATGATTATTTAGCTAATATTAGTTAGCTAAATTTGTAATACCGTAAGTAACAATATCTTCTACGTTTGCGTAGTTTACACCAGCAGTGTAACGCATTACAACTCTAACATTTTGACTTCCATCAATGTCAGCCATATCTAATACTTTAACTTCTTGGTGGTCAGATAATAAACCAGTACCAAAGAATAAGTTAGATTTTTCAGCAGCTATTGCAGTGTTGTCTGGCATTCCGTTAGCAACAAAGATTTTTACACCATCGATTGCTAAATCTCCACCATTGTACCACATTGTACCGTTGTTTGCAACACCATTAGCACCTAAACCATTAGCAGCAAATCCACCTAAAGCACGAACATAAGCACGAGCAATGTTTTGAGATACATAGATGTATAAATCCTCTTTACCATAAAGAGCAGATGGAATAGCATCTACAATTTTACCTAATTCATCAACAACGTTAGCAGCAGTTACCGTAGTACCTGCAACTTCCTGAGCAGCTGGTAAATTAGCATCAGTAGTTAATAAAGTTGTGAAACCGTCAAATTCTCCAGTATTGATATTATCTCCAGCCCAAATAGATTGTTCTGTTTTTTGCGCAGCCTTTTCAGCAACGTGTGCTAATAGGAAATCTTGGAAAGTTTTTGGTAAAACATCAAATGCAGAATATCCCATTTGAATAGCTTCCCAATCACTTCTAAAATCAGCCTTACATAATTGTAGGTTAATTTGTAATTCTTTAGGTTGTAAAATTCTTTCTGTTAAAGTAACAGTAGATGTAGCAGAGAAGTCACAAGATGCGTCTTTTACTAAATCGTCAGTCGATAATTTTTTAAGTACTTCTTTGTACTTTACGTTTGGTTTAATTTCTACACCACCTTGCTCAATAGTGTTAGCTGATAATAAAGCAGCTGATACATATTTTCCAGCAAATTCTCCAGCGTATGTAGTTGTAATACTTGTTGTAGTAGCCATAATTATAAAATATTAATTAAAAAGTTTGTTAAATACTCTATCTCTCGTTGTTTGTACTCTTTTTTGAGAGAATAAAAATTGGTTTTTGTTTTCAGTTTGTGCTTCTGGATTGTGTTTTAAAGGCTCGTTGTTTTGAGTTTGTTCTGAAAGTTCTACCTCCTTAACTTCCTCTTTTACTTCTTCCTTAGATAATTCTTGTTTTTCAGCTTTTAATGCTTCAATCTCTTTTTTAAGATTTTCGATTTCACTAAAAAACATTTCTTTAGAAACGCTTTCAACAACCTTTTTAGGTTGTGTTTCGGTAGCCATTTCTTGTTCTTCTACCACTTCTTCAACTGGTGCTTCTTCTTCAACAGATGCTTCTTTGATTTCGCCAATAATACCTTCTTCTGAAACGATTAACATCATTCCATTTTCAAGTGTATATTCGCCAACTGGTAATGCAACTCTTTCTTCTTCGTTTACTATAAAGATTTCGTTACCAGCTTCAAATACTTCTGCTTCCAAAATAACACCGTTTTCAAGTTTCATTTGCTCAAGTTTTACTTCTAAACCAAGCAACGTTTTAACCTTGTTTAATGTTTGTTTTGAATTCATACTATAAAGTTTATTTATTAATAATACGTAATTGATAAGTTTTTGTTATATTTTTAAGGAATTGTTATAAAAATACCATTCCATTTAGCACCTATTTCGTGGTCTGCATTTATTTCTAATTCAACACTACCAT